ATGCCGTTGTAAAGAGTCTGGGCCATTAGGTTAACCAATCCAGTTCGATTTTTCCGGAGTCGGGGTCTTTCAGACGGCCCTGGAACCCGACGTACGGGTCACCGGATATGGAAATGCCGCCCCCAGCGACGAGGACGGCATAAAAGGTAGAGGGGAGTGTGACCCATTGGGGTGGGGCGTTGGACGCCACAGTCACGTCGAACGGGCCGACCGTGCGGGACACATCCGTGCCGGGTTCGGCGGTGGACGTGTGCGCGTACAAGTGGACGGTCACTGACCCTGTGGAGGCTTGGTCGAGTCGTTGCGGGAGGCGGAAGCGTGCCGCCGTTACCGTCTTCCCGGACAGGACCGTGTTACCGAGCCCGTAGAACCACGAACCCGTTACCGTGTTGCCGGAGAGGGTGCCAGAGTAGACGTCCTCACCACCGGCCTGAGCTGTAGCCCAATCGCCCCAGCCAGTTGTCGCCCATGTGTCGGACTTCGTTGCCGGGGTGCGTTGCGTACCCGTCAACGGGCCGGCAGTCGTCGGTGGTGTGGGGATGTTCGTTGGCGGGATCACAGCCAGTGCCGGGGCGTGCCCGATGACCGTGGGCTGTGGTGATTCCCAATCCAAATAAACGTTGTCGCCGATGGAGTACGTGCCGATGAGTGCGGCGGCGATCACGGACCCGCCGAACGCGCCCGCAACAATCACGTCCGGGGTCATGGTCAGGATGGTGCCGGTGGAGGGTCTGGGCTGGTCCGTGTAGCCGCCCGCAACGAACGCGGTCGACTGTCCGTGTTCGTCGGTCGTGATGTCCACAACAATGTTCTGCCCCTGCAACGCGGTGAACGGGTCCAACCAGCGGCACGTGAGCAGGTTCCCGCCGACGTTCGCAAACCAGTTCGACCCGTCCCAATACGCCGTCCCATACGTTCGTCTGGTGTTCCCGCCGGGGATGGCGGCCATAGTGTGTTTCAGCACGGGCGCCTCCTACGGCAGGTTGTTCCACGAAAGGGCGGGGAGTTGGCCCCACTGCCCGGGCATCATGTCCCAGGTCAGGGCGGGCATGGTGGTGGTGATGTTCTTAGCCCACTCGGTCTTGCCGAGGGCGGTGGTGACGTCGGTGTACGCGCACGACACGGTCAGGGTTGTTTGGTTCGGGACGGGGGAGCCGCCGCGGCGGATCCCGGTGATCTGTCCGGGGATGTAGGCGACGTGCCCGTCAGGGAGGGGGCAGCCGACTTCGATCCAGTCGCCGGCCTGTAGTTCTGGGCGGGGGATGGTGTCGACGGTCAGTTCCACCGCGAGGCTGGTGAGGAATTCGTCACGCAACTGGATCGCGTAAGCCAACGCCTGCCCGTAGGTGGTGATCATTTCCGAGGAGTAGAAGAACGGCACCCGCCCATGAGCGCGCCCGTAGCGGAGGGGCCCGGTGTCGATGGACGCCGCAGCCCTCACGGGTGCGCCGGTCGAGTCCTTGCCCTCCACAACCCAGCGGTTATAGAGCCCGTCCATGGACTGTTTGCGGGTCACGTTGACCATGCCGCTACCGGGCTCAACCCGCCACACACTCGCCGTGGTGCGAGGGTAGATGTGGAGTTCCCCGTCCCCGCCCATCCGGTACCGGGCATTCACCCTCGAGGCCAAATCTTGGACGGCTTCGAGGCGTTCCCGGTCAAAGATGAGCTTCGGGGACACGTTCGCGTCCGTGATGCCGGCGTCGTTGACCACGGGGAAGTGGTTCGTCACGAGCCGGGCTATCTCATTCAACACGGTGGCGGTGGACGCCGACTCGGGGGCTTCGAACTTGTCCAGGTCGGCGTTGATGGTCAGGTCGACAAGGTCAAGCTGCACAGTACCCGTGGTGACGTATTTGCGGCGTTTGTGCATGGCGAGTTCGGAGTCCGGGACAATAAGCCCGTACTCGCTGATGACACGGGAGTCGACTTTGGTGGTGGGGTCGTTCTGACTGATCCGGAACCACCCGTAGTTGATGGCACCGGCCCCGCCGACGCGGTAGATGATCTGGAGCCGGGTCCCCGCCACACTGAGCGGGTCGTCGAACAACCAAGCCCCCAAGGTCCCGTCAGGATCCGCGATCGTCAGGGAGAGTTTCTGGGCGACCTTCACCGAATCGCCCGCCGCATCATCAGCGGACCACGACAACACCTGCAACGGCTCCGGCACAACAAGTGAACCGTTCCGCCACGCCCACACAGTGAGCGTGTCAGCCGGGCGGGAACCATTCAGGGCGGCGAGGGTGACCGGATCAATCAGACGCACACTAGCCTCCCAGCGGGTTTTTCAAGTCGTCCAGGTATGTTTTCCCGGACATGGCGTCGAGCTTCTGCTGGTACGTGCTGTAGATCAGGGCCACATCCCCGTACGTGAACGTTGCGGTGAGCACCTTGATAGCTGGGCCGGCAACCACGTCTGATTTCAAATCCCACCAAGTCAGCTTCCCGCCCCAGTGGGGGGTGATGGGGAGTTGCCGGGCGGAGGCGTTAGCGATGAACATTGCCCCGCCGAGTTGGAGGTTCGCCCAGCCCGGGGCGGGCCGGAAATGCAGGTTCGCCGTGGACTGGAGCAGGTCCGCAAGTCTCGCGTTCTGCTCCGCGGACCGGGTCGCCAGTTTCGTCGACAACCCGCGCGCCGCCATCCGCTGCCCAAACAGGGCCAACGGTTTGTCGGATCCCATGATGTTGAAGATGGAGACGTCCGCCGCGTACTCCAAATCCTTCAGAGACGAGGCCATGAGTTCGAACCCGTCCGCGACCTTCTGGCCCGTCACCGGGATAGCGGTCTGCGGAACCAACGCGTCCATGAGCCAGCCCGTGTCCGAGGTGACCGTCACCGGGGATGCGGTGACACGGGACGCCCCGCCCGGGCCGCTAATGACCTCCACCTCATACGTGACCGGGATCCCCAACGGGACATAGAAGTCCGTCAGGTACGACGAATCAGTCAACGTGACGCGCCGATACCCGGGGACCGCTTCCCGCCCGTCCGTGCTGTTCCGCCACACCGACACCGTCGACGGGGCGGACGTCCCGAGCCCGGTGATCGTGACCCCGGCGGACGGGCAGGGCCCGCCTACTAGTGCCGTGGCTGTGATTGCCAGAGTCATTTAGCGTCCCCTTCGTCGGTACTGCGAACTGGTGTCGGCGGCGCTGACAGCCTGGGCGGCTACTCCTGCTGCAAGGTCCACAATGCGGGTGTCAATGATCCTGCCGTCCAAGACAAGATTCACCGTGACCGGACCCGAACTTGACTGGTTGCCGTTCGGGCTTGGAGGCAACTGTCCCGTCCGGTTCATGTAGTCCAGCGTTGAATGCCCGATGGACTGCGCGGAGGCCCGCTTCATGACGAACTCGTCCGGGGTGAGCATCGCAGGAACCGTGTCCGTGCCGATGGGCTTGAAGTCCGGGACACCGCCAGAGGCGAGGTACGAGACCCGCCCACCAGTCGCGTACGCAACCGGCTTGTCAGAGCCCTTCGCGTCACCGAGCCCGGTGCTGACTGATTCGGAACGCTGCACGTTCACGAAGACCGTCTTGTCGTGCAGCGAGTCGAGAAGCCACTTCGTGTAAGCAATCTTGGAGTTAGCTGCGGCAGTGTCGGCGTCCAGTTTGGTGTTGACCGCCGTGGGGATCTGAAACAGCTTGTCGATATAAGCGGTAACAGCGGCCCGGTTAACACCGTGAGCAACCGCGTTATCGATGATCTGCTGACGCATCGACGCGTACTGCTGCTTCGACTGTGCAGTGGCGTTCTGCAAGCCGCCGTTAGCCTCGATGACCCTCTGAAGGTTGGTCACCTGTCCGTTGAGCTGGCCTCGCAGGGCTACGGATGCCGCGGACATATCCGTGATGGACGCTGTCGTGAACGTGATCTGCTTGCCTGTCTTGTCCACATGGTCGCCCATGTTCACAAGTGACGAGTCAAAGGCGTTCTGCGCCTGCGCCGCCGACATCGTCTTGCCGTTCAATTCATCCCAAGCCTGCTTCAACAGCCCGGCGGCATCATTCTGCATTACCATGTTCGCCGTGGTCTGGGCGAGTTGCTCTGCGGTCGACTGCTGTGCAGACGTCGCCGCCTGATACCCCGCAACAGTCATCCCATACTGCGAAGCGAGTTCCTGGGCGGCGCGGGCCTGGTCAGTCATCGCCGACGAGGTCGGGTGCAACATCTCATTCAAGAGCTTCTGCTTGGTCAACTGGTCGCTAATAGCGCCGGAAGCACCGATCACAGACCCGCGCATCAGGTCCACGTCCGCGGATAGTTGCTTGTTCTGCTCGGACGCGTAGGCCCCGCCCGAGGTCCAGTCGATGATGCCCTTCGCGGCTTCGTCGGTGACGTTCTTGACCGCCTGGATGGCGGTGACGTTCCCGAGCGCGGCTTCCTGCACGGTCTGCAAGGACAGTCCGAGGCGCTGCGCGGCCTGAGCCGCGCCGTTATCGACGAGTTCCTTAGCAACCTGCGCTTGAACATGCTCACCGATGGCGAGGGAGTCGTCCTTGAGCGCCTGCGTGTAGTCGTGCAGGGATGCCGTGCCCTGATCAGTGCCGAAGGACGCGGACGCCGCGGCGACACCGATACCGGCAATCACTGCGGTTAGGACGCCGACTACCGGGACGGCGAGGTTCGCCATGACCCCCGTGAAACCGATAGCCTCAGCGACGGAGACGATGAGCGCGGAGACGCCCGGCGCGAAAGCCAGCCGGAGGGCCGGGCCGATAAGCGTAGCCGAGGTGACGAGCCCTGCGAGGACCGGCAGGGGCAGGCTGTTGAGCCCGTCCGTCAAGCCATTCAGGAACCCGATAACGACCGGCCCGAGGGGCGCGAACGCGGACAGGATATGCCCTGCCGTGACAACCAAGTTCTCAATGAGCTGCATCACGGACGGAAGGTTGTCGACCGCGTAGTTGATGAACTGGGTGAACCCGTTTGTGCCGTTGAAGCTGAACAGCCAGGTCACGAACTTGGACAGTTCGGCCTCGCCGGCCTGCAAGAGCGGGTTCATGGTCTGGAGCCCGTCAAGGACACCGCGGAGTGCTGTGCTGCCCATCGTTCCGAGCGCCGCCGACGCGGACCCGATCATGGTGGTCAGGAACGGCATGCGGGCATTGACGTCGCCAACCGACTGGTTGAAGGACGACAGCATGGCGTTCGCGCTGGTGCCGGCGAGGGCATTCAGGTCGCCCTTAATGGTTCCGAGGCCGGTGGCGTAGGTGTTGCCGACCGAGTCGCCGACCTCCATAGCATCCTTGATGCCCTTGATCGCCAGGACACCGGAGACGCCCATGACACCGAACGCTGCGCCCAGACCAACGGCGGCGCCCGCGATGGGGGCGGCTGCGGTGAGGATAGCCGGGGCGAGTGCCAGGAGGACTTGCATGCCCCGGATTCGGTCATCGTTGGTCTTGATGGCCTTCCGGGTGGACTCGGTTTCCTTGTCCTGGGCGTCTGCGGAAGCGTGGCGGTGCGCGGTGAGTTTTGCTTCCGCATCGGATTCGGCGTTGGTTGCCCGGGTCAGGGTGAGGCGTGCGGATGCGGCTTGTACGGAGTCTTCGCCGTACTTTTTTGAAATTTGGGACAGCTTCTCCTGAGAGATTGCCGTCCGCTGGTAGGCGACGTCGAGGTTGCGTTCCGCAATGGCTACCGCGTCGAGTTTCGCCAGTGCGGGTCCGACGTTCGCGTCGACCTTGACCGTGGGTTCGAGCGCCCCAACCTCTTTAGCCTCGGCCTTCGCCTCGGCCATGCCCCTTTTGAAGTCGGAGTCGTCAACGGTGAGTTTCGCGTCGATGGAGCCGGTGGTTGTGGGACCCGACATTGGCTACTCCTGTGGTGGTGTTGGTTCGTCTTCGTCGGGGCGGGTCGCGCGCCACAGCCGGGACTCGTTGGTCTGTAACAGCCCGTGGACGAGGTCCCGGAACTCAGCCCACGATGGCGCGTCCTTGTGGAGCCTGATCCCGTACTCGGACGCGAAGTCCGCGATGATCAGGGGGAAGTGGGTGAGGATTTCTTCCCACGTGACCGGGTTGCCGGCTTCTTCGGGGCGGTCGTACCATTCCCAGAGGCCGGTGGCGGCGTCGTAGTCGCCACGTCCTGCGGGGTCGTCTGCGTTTGAAGGACTGCCATCAGTTCCTCCAGTACTGCTTTTGGGACGCCGTGCTCCCAGACCTGTTCTGCGGATTCGCGGCCTGCCTGGAAGTCGGCGATGCCTGCCCAGAGTGCCCGGTCGATCACGGACAGCGGGACGGAGTCGTCAAGCATGGCCTGTTTCGCGTCGCCGAGGATGATGTCGGTGAGGTCGTTGAGGGACAGGTCTTCGCCCTTGGATGCCGCGGCGTGGATCCGCAACCCGTCCTGGAGGCTGATGGTGGGGAGTGTGTATTCTTTGCCGCGGACCGGGATAACCAACGGTCCGACAATGTCTTCGTAAGGGCGCAAAGCCATGAGGTGTGTCCTTTGTGAGAGTGTGGTGTGAGAGTTGAGGGGTGATGCTGGGGGCGGGCCACTCTCACGCAACCCGCCCCCAGGTCAATAGGGGCTACGCCCCGCGGACGTAACTAAACGCGGTCGAAGCGCCGGCGGCGTTCGTGACCACGATGTTCGCCGCACCAGCCGAACCGGTCGGGACGATGGCGACGATGGTGGAGTCCGACACGACCGTCCACGAGGTCGCGTTCGTCGCACCGAACTTCACGCCGGTAGTGGCGATGGTGCCGTTGAACCCACCACCAGTGATCTGGACCTGAGTGCCAGCCGTAGCACCGGACGGGGTCGCCGAGGCGATGACCGGGACGGCGGTCGAGGTCCACGGGTTGCTGATCGCGCCGAGGACGCCGTCAACGGTGAACGACATCGTCACTTCTTCGAGGTCAGCGACACCGGTCTTCGACTGCTGCCAGTCAACAAGAGCGCGGCCCGAGTAAGCCTCGGAGGCGCCGTTGCGGTCGTACCAGCGGATGTAGATGCGCGCCTGGTCACCGAACTGGAAACGGGTCTGACGAACAAGTTCCTGGCCCGGGTCGAACGTGCCGGCGGTCGTCTTGCGGTTCGCCTTCACAACGACCTTCGCGCCCGTCATGGTCTTCTCCCAGTTGGAGAAGCCGTTCGAGTCGTAGTCATCGGCGGCGACGATGGTGGGGTTTTCGTTCGGGGACAGGTCAGTGATACCTGCGATGGAAAGCCAGGACGTGTTATCAGCGGATACCTGGAACTTGAAACGCCGTGCCAACGAAGTGGACATGGGTGCCTCCTACGGGGCTTATTTTGGGTACAAAAAAGCCCCACGGGTTCGTGAGGCTAGAAGGGTGGAAACAAGTGAGGCCCCCGGGTTAGCGGGAGCCTCTATTCAGTTATGAGCTTGGGGTTAGACGGGGGTGTTCGCCTCAGCGGGCGGGGCTACGGGGCGCCGCACTGTCGGGCGTGCCGCGATGTAGTCGACGGCTGACGCGAGCCGGTAAAGCCCGGTCACGGTCTGATACGCACCGACTACGGCGACTGCTAGCGCGATCCACACCCATGCGCCGCCGAACAGGGCCAGCAACCCAGCTGCGAGGGACACTGTGACGCCTGTGGCGAGGGTGACGGCTGAGGGGCGGGGCTTATTCATGCCCTGAGTGTAGCGGGATGCTCCGACTTTTAATAGTCAGTCCCACCCGTTAGCGGGCCGGTTGGTTGTGGCGGGGGTGTCGACGTCGACGATGAACGTTTCGACGTGCTCAAACCTGCGGTTCGTGTCCTGCACCAACGGGACACTGTTGTTGTGGAGGATCTGGATGATGTTCGCCGACCCGAGTGGGGTGGACCGGATCCCCTGTAGCAGGTCACGGACGGCTGCGGCCGTCTCGGTCGCGCTGAACGGGTCACCCGCGGCGCCGCGAACATGGACTTCGAGGATGCCGCGTTCCATCGGGATCATCGTTGCCAGGGTCACGGGCGTGTAGTTCAACACAACACATGTGTCGGGGGACTGGGGCCACGCACCGAAGACGACCGCATTCTCCCCAGCACTATAGGCGCCGGCAGGTCGGTAGACGGCGATGGACGAGTCCGAGATGATCTGTGCTATCCCGGTGAGCAGGTCTTTGGCGTAGCTCATGTGTCCCTCATTCTACTCAATGACCTTGCGCAACTCTTGGGTGAGGATCTCAATAACTTTGGGGGTTTCGGAGATCACTGATTTTTCGAGGTAGAGCCGTTCGCCGCCGCGCTCGTGCCGCAAGAGTTCGTAGTGCTGGTATCTCGAATATGGACCCGGATAGTAGACGTCTGCCCCGTTGGCATGCGGGATCGTGGACGCCGAGGTGCGCAGGTCGCCGGTCTCGATGGGGGTGCGGCTGACGGCTACCTGCCGTAGGTGCTCCATCGCTTTGAAACTGGCGTTGGGGATCGCTGCTAGGACGGCGTCGGTGACCTTGTCGAGATGCACACTGAACGTCTCACCCATGGCACTCCTACTTGAGGTAGATGGCGGCGTGGTCGGGCAAGCCCAACCCGGGGGCGTCGTTGACGTTCTGGGAGATGACGTGTGACACGCGCCCGCCCGTGGTGACCTTGGAGTCGGGGGTGAACTTCGCCCCGTCTGTGGTCGAACAGTAGAACGTCGACTGTGCGACGACTTGCTGGCCCGTACTGTCACGCACGAGGACTGTCTTGCCTTCGAGGAACCCTGACACTGTCGTAGGGGTCTGGTACACATCCCCTGCGGCGCCGGTCCCCAACCACGACTCGACAGACACCGTGTGGACGAAGAAGTCCGTGATGCCGGTCATCCGTACATCCAGACGTTGGAGTCCATGAGGTTGTTGTCGCGGAGTTTCCGCATCGCCTCGGGAACAAGGGTGGTGAGGGCGTTGGCTTTCGCGTCCGCAGCCTTCCCGGCATCAGCGTAGGCGAGGTGTGCGGTTCCGATGGACTTGGAGGACGCCACGGAAGCGACCACCACACCACCCAACAGGGGGTCGATGCCGAGCGCAGCCCACGCCGCCGCCTGAATACAGGTAGCGTCGTTCAGTGCCTTGGCAACGACGGGGTCTGTGGCTAGGCCGGTGGCAACATCCACCGCGTAGTAAGAGGACCCGGACGCCTCCAACACCAGCGAGGACGCAGACCTGAGCAACGGCATCGCATTCGCCGGGGCAGCAACCCCAGTCCATGCTGCGAGGTCTGTCGGCTGGGCCAACAGGTCAGGGACGACGAAGTTACCGAACAGACCAGCCATGACTATACCCCGTACTGTTCGATCAAATCAGATTTCGTTAGCGCTTCCGCAGCGTCCACGGTAGCGCCGGAATGGACAGCCCACGACACCCAATCAAGCTTGGTGGCGTTCAATGCCGGGCGGGCACGTTCGGCCTGCTCGACATAGTCGGTGCCGTCCTTGTTGACCCGCTTCAAGGAACCCTTATGAAGCTGGTGCGCAATGACCTCGTGAAGAGGGAGGGACAGTTCAAAGACCGCCCCACCCTCCCCACGGATAAACCAGGTGTCAGTCAAGGACTAGCGGCGGTTGGTCCGGAACGCTGTGACCTTACCGGCGAAACCGGCACCAAGGTCAAGGCTGACGGAACCGTCGGACTGGATGAACCGTGCCGACTCCAGCGGGCCGATGAACACGGCGCCGGTCGCGGGCACGGACACAACGAGGTCGCCCTGACCGCCCGATTCGGCGAGGGGCTGGGTGCCGGCCTTGACGGTGGCGTTCAGTGCGCCAGCGGTCGAATTGGACACCCGGAGGACGAGGACCTCGGGGCGGACACCGGTGACGGTGTGCCCGTTGGGCTGGTCAGCGGTCGTGCCGACCGGGTCCACGAGGGACGTGCCGGCGGTCAGGTCAGTTACAGGTACAGCGGTGCGAGCCATGAAGGATCAGCTGCCTTTCGGTTAGGAGACGGTGACAAGCGCGCTTGCCAGGAAGTCGGGGCGGACGAGCTTGCCGCCGTACAGGACGAGGCCCTTCACGGCGTCGGAGAAGCTGTTCTGCGGGCGGTACGCCTCAACCTTGTTGATCTGCTCGGCGAAGGTGTACGCGGCGTTGGTGCCGGCGATGGTCACGTACTCGGAGCCCGTGGTGTTGGGGGCGTTGTTCGTGAGGCGGATGTCGAACCCTGCGGCGCGGCCAACCATACCGTTGCGGAGGCCCTCGGAAGTGCCGGATTCGTTGACCTTCACGAAGCGGGCGTCACGCAGGAGCGCGCCGTGGGCTTCGGGGCGGACGTTGATCCAGCGGCCCTCGGTGGGGACGTTGGCGAGGTCCAGTTTGATCTTCATCGGGACAAGAACCTTGTCGTAGAAGTCAGACGGGGTGTTCGCGGCGATGGTGACGGAGCCGACCTGGTTGGCGGTCTGGATGCCGGTGTACATGGTGGAGGCAATGTACTGGTCGATGACGTCGGCGAAGCCGTAGGCTGCTTCGTTCATGGACTGCGGGATGACGTTGCCCTTGGCCTGCCGGGCGTCGACGTCGTCCACGGCGAACGCGAAGAACTTGGACTGGTCAACGATCAGGGTGCGCTGCGAGTCGTTGACCTGCTCCGGGTTGATGACCGTGCTGTTCGGCACGTAGGAGGAGATGGTCGGGCGACCGATGGACGTGATGCGGACGGTGTCGCCCGCGGCGCTGATCTCACCCTCGTAATCGCGGTTGATGCAGTCGCCGTAGACGAGGGCCTTGCGAGTGGCAACCAGGAGGTTGGCACTCCAGATTTCCGGACGGAAGTTAGTGATAGACACGGGCGTGTCCTTTCAAGGGTGGTGGGGTTATCCGAGCAGGTTGCGGAGCTGGCCCTTGGCCTGTGCTTCGACAATCTGTTCGGGTGACATGGTTTTGAGCTGCTGCTCAGTGATTTGGCCCTGTTCCCCAGTCCCGCCGGAGAGTTCGATGCCGCTCGCGCCAGCCGCCCGGGCCGCTTTGAGTGATTGGTTTGCGGTGACCGCTGCCGTGATGGCTGCGGCTACCGCTTCCCCGTCAGAGGGGTCTAGCCCCTTGACGGAAGTCATGAAGGAATTGGAGTCCAGGAGTTTCGCCGGGTCCGCACCGGATGCGGAGGCTGCCCTGAAGATGGCGAGTTCGCGGGCGGTGCTTACCTTGGCTTCGCGTTCGGCGGCGAGGTCCGCGGAGAGTTTGGAGGCGTCGAGGGGTTCCTCAGCGGTTTTGATGCCGGCTGCTTCGAGGATTTTGTTGATGCGCGCTTCCGCGGCGGTTTCGGCGTCGCGGGCTTTGGTGCGGTTCGCGGCGGCTTCCTCACGGAGCGTTTTCACATACGCTTCGTCGAACATCTTCGGCTCGGGTGCGGGCTCTACGGCTGCGGGTTCCACGACGGGTTCGACGGGTGCGGGTTCGGGGGCTACTGCTTCGGGGATAGCGTCACTCAAGGTGTCCTCCTGGGACGTGTTGGGTTTGTTGCCCCAGCCATCTAGGCGGGGCGGGTGTTACGGTTTGAGGCCGAGGTCGATCTGTTCGCGGCGTGACCGGCGCATGAGCCCGGTTTGTGCGGTGAAGTCGCGGATGCGTGCCTGCCCTGCCCTCACGTCACGCATGGCGCGGGCTTTGTCGAGGGGGGTGAGGGCGGCTTGGGCTTGGAGTTTGGAGGCCCTGACAGCGCGTTCTAGTGCGCGGAGTGTCTGGGTGTTCTTGTAGTCCTGCTCGTCCTGTGCGGTCCACTGGTTCTTGACCAGTTTTGTGACGCCCGGAAGGTAACTAGTTAGCGTATGCTTGCAGTTATGTACTACAATAGAACTAGCGACATACCATCCGTCGCCTGACTGGAGGTTGTAGACATGTCCCGCAAATTCACGAGTACGGATATTGACAATGCTGTCCAGCGTTACCTTGCCGGCGAGACTCAAGGCCAGATCGCGGCCACCTTCGGAGTCAGTCAGGCCAGCGTCAGCCGCTGGCTCATTGCTCGTGGTGCGAACATCTCCAAAGCCGAGGCTGCGAAGCGACGCTATGAGCGCATGACGCCCGCAGAGCGAGCCCTCGTGGCCGTCGCCGCCCATGACGCTGTCAGGGGCATGAAGCGCGTCCAGTCCGACCTCGTCAAGCGAGCCGGTACCAAGCAGGTCCGCGAGTCCCACGCCACTGTCGAGGAGCGGAAGATCGCCAAGGCCATCCAAGCCCGCGGCGTCGATCCCGTTGTCCTCCAGGAAGCGACGGGAAAATACAACCTTGACATCGGAGCCTTCCCCGTCGCCGTGGAACTGTTCGGGGGAGGATGGCACGCTCATGGAAAGCACCGTGCCCGACTTGGTCAGCGCGTCGAAGACATCGCCGATCGGGGTTGGAACCAGATCATCGTCTGGACCCACCATGTCCATGCTCTCGACATCACTGCCGTAGCTGAGGACATCGTCACCTACCACGAGCTGTCCAGCCGCAACCCAACCATGAGGCGTCAGTACAGGGTGATTTGGGGTGACGGTCAGCTCATTGCCGCTGGCAGTCTTGATGATGACAACGTCACCCTCGTACCAACGGGAATCCGCGGCGCGTACGCCAGACGGTGAGCTAACCGGGACAAAGCCGGGGAAGCAGTTCGGGTGGAACAGGCCCGCGGCGGTGGCGTCTTCGATGGTCGCCGCCACATGGAAGCTCACTGGTTCGCCGTTGGAGGCGTCGGGTTCAGTGACGGGACCTTCGCCCCGGTCAGCCAACACCTTGCCCTCCCACGGGGCACACAGGATGCAGGGACGGCCCGTGGTGCTGATCGTGAAGTACGTAATCCCTGCGAGAGTCAACCGGTCGCGGTGGCTGGCGTTGTACGCCCGCTGTGTTGCCGTGCGTGTCGCCATCTCCACATACGTGGCGAGGTTCCACTCACGGCCGGACTTGTCGGTGAAGCCTTTGACGCCGCGGCTGGTGAGTTCCCGCCACGCCTGCGCCTGAGCCTCAGCCGGCGTCGCCTTGCCCATGTCGGTGAGGATCTGAGCAGTAGCACCCGACACAGTCGCGGCACGGTAGGCGTCGTCAGCGAACCGGGTAATCCGGTGAGCCGCACCACTAAGCCGTGACTCCAAATCCTGGGCCATTAGGCGGGCGCTGTTCACGTCGTGCGGGAGGAGGTCGGTGACGTTCCCGGACAGGGCGTAACGGTCCGCGTAGCGCCTGACCTCTCGGGCCGCTGTGGCGTTACCGTTCCGCGCCGCCGTGTCCGCGACCGTCCTAGCCATCGTCTGCACCTGAGCCTGCACGTTGGCGGCTGTGTGGTCGGCTTCCTTGCGGAGATCCGAGTACAGGGTCGCCATCAGCACACTGCCGGGCCCGGCTTCGAGGGCGTCGCGGACGATGGACGCGGAACGAACAATCAAGCCCTGTTCCGCGTCCACATACACGACAGTCACCGCAGCGGCGAGGGCATCAACCGTTACCGGCAACGACTCCGTCTGCACTGCTTGGGTTTGCGGTTCCGCCATCAGCCGTCATCCCGTCGCTTGGGTGCATGAACATCGGATCCGGTAACGCGGCGGGCTTCTGAGCATTGATCAACGCAATCTCAGTGGTGATCTGCTCGTCGTCCCAATCGGGGTGGAGCATGCCGACGATGACCTCATCCGATGCCGCCTCAGCCGCACGCAGTGCTTGCACGGTCTGGGCGAGGGACAACATGGACTCCTGGACACCGTCAGCGACCGCAGCGTCAATGTCGACGCCGTCAGGGATGCTGTTGTTACTGAACAGGGCCCGGTCGACGGTGAGGAGCTTGGCAAGGGCGTCCTGTAGGGCGGGGCGCCACAGACGCCACTTACGGTCACGGGTCAACAGGGAGCGTTGCTGTTTGGCCTCAACTTCGGTCGCGGTCTTGATCGGCCCGCCGCCGTCGTACATCCCGAACGTTTCCGCGGAGTAGCCTGCGGCGGTGAGGATCTTCATGGTCAGGTCGTCCGCGGTTTCCTTGTGCTCTTGCACGCGGATCTTGAACTGAACCTCTTGGATGAGGTCGGAGAGGGAGGCGTCCTGCCCGCCGAGCATTTCAACGCTCGCGTAGGCTTCCTGTTCCGCGTTGAACGCCGAACCCTGACCCGTGCCCACATTGTTGAGGAGGGACTTGGCGACCATGATGCGGGCCTTACCAAGCCGCACGTCACGCATCCATGAGGTCATGGTTTCGTCGAGGGCGTCCATGAGCTGTTCGACACCGTCAAGGTCCGAACGTCCCAGGTTGCGTCCGAGGGCGTCGGTGCGCCAGCGCCGGTTAGGGGTCTGGTTCGGTACGTACACGACACACAGGCCGGGGGTTTCGGAGGTGATGATCCCGAACGAGTCCACCGCATCTTTGAGCGCGGCGGTTGCCGGCTGCTCCGTCAGGGGTACCGGGTGCCCAAGTTCGCCTTCTTCGCCCTGATACAGGCCGTGGAGGATGATGCCCACGCCGTTGTCGTCGGTTTCGTGGCGTTCAAGGTGCCGGTAGACGCGCTTCCCGTCACGGGCAACAACCTGCCAGAACGTCACAGCGGTCATCTTGCCCCAGGAGAATTCGGGGATCGCCTGGTCCGCGTCAACGTGGGTGAGGAACGGCGCCTCGGGCCTCGTCTTGGTATCCCACCCGACACGCAGGTACACCCCACCGAGGGCGGCGCACACTTCGGCGGCTGCGGTCAGTTCGGCGTGGAAGTGATCATCACAGAGTTCGTCGAGCCGGTCCTGTGCGTCCTTGTTCTCGGACGTGATGGTGACCGTGTCACTGAACAACAGGTCGGCACTGGCTTGGCAGAGTTCGGCGGCGATGGGGACGTGAAGCTTCACACGCCGGTCCGGGCCACGGGACGCTTCGCCCCAGAACCAGCGCGTCAGGGCACGGCCTACGGTGGCGCGGAACCCTCCATGATCGGACGCGAAAAACCCCGTAGCACTCGGGTCAGAACCCGTCGCACCACCATAAACACTGGAGAGCTGGTCGGTATCGCCGGAATACCACGCAGACCAGACGCCCATGTTCGGGAGGATCCTGACAAGCTGCGGCGGGGGCCACGACTGGTTAGTGCTGGGCAAGCCCATGAAGGCCCCTTCCAAGTGGTTGGTTAGTCTGCTAGTTCGCCGCGCCAGAGCGATTCGGTGGTCACGATTCCGTAACGGAGCATGTCCATGCTGTCGTCGTCGCGCTTGACGGGGGCATCGACACCGCGCCCTGTCGCCTTCGGGTCCCAGATGTAGTCAGTGATTTCGTTCGTCACACCCGTGCACCGGTCCGTGATGATCAGTTGGCCCTTTTGGAGCAGTGAGGACACGATGCCGATGCCGTAGGCGACATCCTTCTTCGCGCCCTGCGTGGCTAGCCCGTCGACGTAGAGTTCCTGGCGGAAGTCAGCGGCGGCGGTGTCCACAATCACCCACTCAGGCTGCAATGCGGTCTGTTCGGGGTGGTGCGGTTGGCGGATCCAGTCCCGCACCGTCTTGGACTGCTGCGACGGTGACTGACGGAGCGTGGAGGACGTTCCCGCGTCAATCCGCAGTTCGTCCATGAGGTAGAGCTTCCGGTCGTACCCGAGGCCCAACATGCCCACCGATGTGGCGTGCTGGGTGCCGAAGTCAATCGACACACACAACACACGCCGCATCGGGGGCAGCTTGGCCCACTCAATCACGTGCCGGGTGGGGTCCCACATGTCATAGATCGCGCCCTCAGCGTTCGTCCACAACCCGCGAATCATGCGGTCGTAGAACACGCCCGAGTAGGAGGCTTGCATCTGCGCGATGTAGGCGGGGCCGGGGTTGCCGCCCTCGAAGTACTGGGGGTTGTCGTGCATGGTGAAGTGGAAGACCCGCATGTTCTTCGCCGCGGCCTGGAGGATCCAGTCGACCCGTAACCAGTGCCGGGTGCTGCCGGGGTTCGTGGTGGCAAGACAACGGGCGCCGGCAACTCGGAGGCGGGATATCAGCATCTCCCAAAACCCCGGAGGCAGGAGGGTCGCCTCATCCACGAGGGCCAGTTCGACCGTGCTTCCGCGGATCTTCTCCTCAGACCGGGCATCGTTCGCACCGACGAGGGCGACCTCTTTGCCGAGGATGACCGCAACACCGGAGCCTTTGGTGTGCACGATGTGTTTGGCGAGTTCCCCGAAGATCCGTTGATCCATGAGGGGGGCGAGGATGTTGCGCTCAATGGTCTGGAGTGTCTTGCCCACAATGATGATCAGGCCCGTGCCCTGAGTGAGCCTGACGGCTAACAGGAACGCGAACAGGGACGCGATGGTCTTACCCGCGCTGACAGCGCCAACCCATAGGCTGATCATCTGCTGCTCAGACTCAACGATGGACGCGATCTGCTTATCCGACAAGGCCGGGTTGCTCACGTCTCATCCCCCACTTTCGCGGGCTTCACCGCCGTGTCGTAGTGCTGCCGGAACCCGGTCAACAGGGCGTCAACAACGGAGTCGGTCGCGGTGGTGTCCTTCGCTACCTCTTGCGGGGCGTAGTTCTTGATCGCAGTGGACGCCTGGGACGCGGCGGATTGTTCGCGGGCGTAGTCGTTCGGGGGGATGAAGGACAGTTCCGCTTCACCCTCGGACGCGCCGGTCCCACGCAGGACCGTCTTCCAGCCCTGCTCGCCCCGCTGGACGGCCCTAATCTCGGCTACCCGGTGTTCCTGCACCGCGATCAATTCAAGGCGCAGGGCGGCGACACGGGCCTTCGCGTCAATGACACGCCGCTCGGTTGCAGCCTCGGTGCTGGTCCCGTCGAACTTCAACCCGTTGCGGGCGCAAAACCCGGCGATCGTGCCGCCCGGGCGCCCGGTCTTCTCAGCAATCTGGCGCTGGGTTAGGCCTTGTTTGTGGAGCTGCCGGATCTCATCCTTGTCAGCGTCGGTCATTTTCGGAAGTCTGGGAGCCACCCTGCACCTCCTGGATGCTACGGGCTTACATGTGGTGGGTTTGGATGTAGTTGAGCCAGTCGCCGGGACACACAACGGTTGTTGTGGGCCGGTCGATGCGGGCTTCACGCATGATGTTGGACGCGAGCTGGGAGCAGGTGGTTTCGCCGCGGTCGTCCAACCAGGCCGCTACCTTGTCGGGGATGCGCCCGCCAGTAATGAAGTGCCAACCCAACGCGACAAAGGACAGGTAGTCGTAGCGGACGTGCTGGGAGTACTCAGCCAACCCGGCAACAAGGTGCGCCTGTTCCTCGGTGTGCTGATACCGGGACCAGATCACCCGCTCAAAGTCCGTGATCAGCCGGCGCCTCGCACCACCCGGTTCGGCACTCATGCACTCGAACTCATTGAGCGCGATGATGCAATGATGGGCGCGGCTGCCTGTAACCCGCTGGATTACCTTGCCCATCCAGCCCCGTGCATCAACTACAACTCCGACTTGGCCTGTAAGCATCGGGGACTCCTAAGCGACTAGGCGGTCTATTGCGTTGTGCGTGAACAGCTCTAATCGCTTGGCGATTACTGCGGCTTCAGCCTCTTCGATGGTTCGGTAGCTCCCGGCTGAATACTGCCGGTGGTTGTGCTTCACCACGGCGCGCCAGTTCGATCTGCGCGGTTCCCAGCAAACGCCGCGGACGCCCGATTTGCTGGTGCGTTTCGCGCCCCTGAAGTTCTCGTTATTCTGCTTACGAGTCGCCAAGCGAAGATGCGCAGGATTCACACAGTTTGGCGTGTGGCACTCATGGTCGATCTCTGCACCCTCGGGAATAGCGCCGAATGAATCCGCGTAGCTCAGGCGGTGAGCCAATCTCATAGAGCCGCCGGAGCGGAATTTGCCGTAGCCTGCGGGGTTGCAAGCAGCGATCCAAATCCAGCAATTGCCGGTCTTGTCGATCTTTGACCAGAAGCGTTCGGATAGGTTTGACATGTCATTCTCCTTAGGAATGCGAGAAGCCCTGAGCTAAGGACTCAGGGCTTCTCTATCCGGGGTAATTAGTCCCGGAATGCTGTGCGTGCTAGGTGGATAGCCAGATTGGGGTTAGATTCAAATAACAGCCGTTATGCGGCTATTTCCATGCCGCCCATGAGGGCTACACCGTCACGGATGCGGTACACGGAAGGCCACGATTCGGTGTCGTTGTAGTAGGCGAGCCCGAAGCCTTGCTGCCAGTTCTCCACGATGCGGGCCGGGGTTCCGTCAGCACCGATGGCACCGTTCACGGACGGCACTGCACCGTCTACACGGCAGAGACAGCCAGGGTTGGCGGAGTACGACTCAACGGCCTTCCCGCGGGCGCCTGTGACGCTGCGGTAGGTGATTTCGACGCGGTGTGTGTGTCCGGCCCACGTGTTGAGGTGGGGCAGCTCGAACACGTACTGGGACGTGGTGGATCCGCGGCTGTTTGCTTTGGTGCCGTGGATGTTGCGGGTGGTGTCGTTGTCCCAGTCGGTTGCGGCAGGGTAGGCGTCCACGTACTGGATGTTCAACTCATCAAGGCGCAACAGGTAGGGCAGTGACATGACAGGCCACGACTCGGGCATGTTCGCGCGCTTCAGGCCGAACGCGGCAACGGCGTTCGCTTCGATGAAGTTCTGCATCCGCTTGTCGTGGTTGCCCTCGATGACGACTATCTCAGCATCAGGGCACACGGCACGGAGCTGGGCAAGGAACTTGTGACCCACATCAATGGCAGGCTGCGTCGTCTCAGCAAAGGACGCCTCCTGAGCGAACCGGCCCTGTGAGGCGAGGTCCAGGAAGTCACCAAGGATCTGGATCTTGTCAGGCTGGAGTTTGAACGCGGTCTGCATGAACACTTCCATGGCCGCGTAATCGTGGAACGGGTCAAGCGATCCGTCAGCGAGACGACGGAACCCGATCTGCGTATCCGCACCCTTGAGGGCGAGCTTCATGGCACGGACAGGCTTGGACGGCTTGTCAGCGATGGTGATGCTAACGGGGGCTGCCTGCTGGATGACGGGCCATTCGGGCGCGTTGTCATCCTTCGCAGTCTTAGGCCGGACGTTGTTGAGCTTGTTCCAATATCCGCCGGCAGGGTTTGACGTGACACCCCACGTGAACGTAACAGCGTCGGGGTCCTGGCCTTTGGAGGCGATGAACTTGCGGAAGTCTTCGAACCCCCATGCGCGGTCACTCATGGTGACGTAGTCGGCTGTTCCGTCCGGGCGGTGGGACTCGGAGTTGACGGGCGCGGACTTGGCGCATACACAGTTACCGGCGCGGTGGTCGTTGATCTGTGACTTGCTGATACCCGTGAACCGTGCAGCCTGCCGTGAGGTCATCGCCTCAGCGTTGGGTGTGGCAACCGGCCCATACTTACAGCGCGTCATGATGTGTTCCCGTCTGCTTACGGTTTGGAAAGGGTGCCCGTTCTTTGTGCTTCGGCTGAACTGGGGCTGATAAGTTGCCGTGTTGCGTTCCCTGGCTGCATGCGGCACGTGGCGCAATGGCGTTCAGGGACGTGTGAGTGCCATTTGCCGCACGTCTGCGGCTTGTCTCCGGCCAATGGCTTGACCTTCCCGGCGTCAGTTACCTGGCAGGGGCTAGGACTTCCCTCAGCCGGACTGGTGGGGAAGTTGTGTTGATGCGCGCTGGCAGCGTTTCCGAAGCAGCGGAAGTAGGCTTCACGAAACCGGGGAAGGCCCAAACGGCCACATCACGAGTCACATCGTGTTGACCAGCGCGCACCAAATCTAAGGGGTTAGGCCCGTGGAGGCCATGACCAGTTACGTTCGCCGTCACCCAAAGTGACCGACGTAGCCCAGAAAGTGTCATTGCCGTCAAGGAAGACCTGCAACTGGACGGAACCGACGTTCCAGACGCGCACGACGATGCCCGGGAAGACATCGCCGGCTTCTACGGGGTTGCCGATGTGGATTTGCGGCCCAAGTCCCTGACTTGCGAGCGTCACACCAGCGGCGTTGAGGTTCCTCGCGTCACTGCGGCGCTTGTTGATCTGGGCGGCGTCCTGTTCGCTGAGCGTGTAGTGGACGATGCGGCCAATGCTGGGCGTCTGAGTCATGGTGTTCCTCTGCTTAGGGGGTTAGCTCGCGGATTGCGGCGTTGATGATGGTGCGGGAGTCCATGAGGGACTGCCGCGCCGGGTGAGTGGAGAGGGACTCGATCGCATCATCCAGGCGGTCAGACAAGGACCGCAGACACGCCGCATCATTCAGGCCAGCGACCACATCTGGGTGGACGGGAGTGTGTGAGTACCTTCTCATCGGACACCCCTATCGTCAGCTATGTGTTTGGTCAGTGTGGTGCGTTCGTCGATGACTTGGGTGACGAACGGTAGGAGCTTTTCCCCGTTTGTTTTGTAGCAGTGGGCGCAGAACAGTAGTTGCCCGCCGCGGGGAAGCTTGGGTGAGCGTCTTAGGATCACGACGACGTACGCGCGCGAACGGCAAGCATCGCACCTGGTGGTCGCGTTGAGGATCGGGGCCGGCGACTCAATGTTCAGACTCACAGCAACCAGCCCCTCTAAGCTGCCGCTTTGCGCGCCAGACTTTCAGCGAATGCGATCAGATCAGGGTGTGCTTCAAACCATTCGCCGGAAGTTCGGATGCTCTTGAACTTGGTCAGCATGGCATGTTCTAGGCGGCGGTCGCCGGGGATGATCGCGATGATGCGTTCATAGGGCAGGTTGGTCAGTCGGACTTTCACGTTCTTGCTGAAGCCGATCTTGACCCGGTTGCCGTGCTGGATGACGTAGACGCTACCTGGCGTTTCGTCGGGCTTGCGGCGCGGCTGGGGCGAGCGTGGTTCTTCGGCCGGCAGGGCAAGCGTCATTGCTTGTACTGCAATCATTTTCCCGTGGAGGAGGCACAGCGGGGCGCCGAAGTGAGCTGATGGGTTAGCGTCGCAGCCGTCGTATGTGCAGACGGAGAAGTCGGCTTTGATGGCGAGCGGTGGTGCGCTGAGGGGAAACTGCTTATACTGTGACATGACGGACTCCTACATAGTTCGTTCGTGCCCCCGGCTGTTAGCGCAGCGCGGGGGTTCTTCTTTGTCTGGGCATGGAAAAACCCCCGAAACTCTGGTTTCCGGGGGTTTTCTTAGTCCTATTCGAAGCTAATTAAATTATCGCACGGGCCAGATGCCCATGTCAACAGTTAGTTTCGTAAGAGTTGCAGTTGGTTTCACGCGGCCTCTTCGGATGACTTCTTGATCAGGCCTTTCACGTCGCCGAGCCGGTAGACCGGCCTCAACACTTTGCCATCCTCGCCCCGCTCTGGGTTGATGCGCTCCAACACGCCTTTGGATGCCAAGAGTCGGATGTGTTGGGGGGTGATGGTTTCCCCGTGGACCTTAGCCAACCGTTCGGAGAGGGCTTTGGGGTAGCCAACAATGTCGTCGTCGGTAGCGCGGGCGTAGGCTTTGGCCGTGGTCCGCCACCCCTGGATGTCTTCGTACACGACTGAGCAGGTGCGGCAGGTTGCTGTTGCGCCGCCTGCGTGGGTGAACAGTTCGGTGCCGTCTTCGGGGCAGGTGCCGGCGAACTCGGCCTGTGTCGCGGTGCGTGTGGCCTTCTCACACTCCCTGACGAGTCCCCGCAACGATGGTTCGACGTCACCCGCCCATGTCTGGGTCCGCAACGTGCCAATGTGGGTGAGGATGTATGAGCTTAGTGAGCTTGTATCCCGACCCACGAGCTGTGCCCGCGTGACTTTGGCGAGTTCCAGCGCGGTGACCATGAGGTAGCGGTCGAGCGCGATGTGAGCATCCAACGCACCCTCGTTCACGGGCAACGGCGCAAACTGGGACCCCGTCGCCGAAACCCGTTCCCCGTAGCTGGCCGTCAGGGACGCCCGCGGAACCGCCCGCACCAAATCACCAACCACACTATCCATCTCACTAAGCACCTTCTCCAGGGCCTCGCAACACCGGTTGCAAAGGAAGATCCCGTCAGCGTTCGTTGCGCATGTGCAGATCAAGATCAGAACCCGAACGCCATGTAGGGGACCCATCCATCTTCGGGCTGGTTGCCGTAGTCCTCGTCGGCCCACTGCTCTTGGTCAATCAGGTGCGGGGCTGCCCACATCAGGCGGACATCGCCCCAGTCCGGCTCGGTGTCGAGCTGCATGATTGCGTATGCCTCTTTGGCTACAGCGAGGTCATGAGTGCCCCAGACAACAGCATCCGAGTTTTCGGTCGTCCATGCCTGGATGGTGGTTGTCGTGTCAGTCATGTCTATGCCGCCTTTTCGAGGATGTCGAGGATTCGGGAGAGTTCGAGGGTTCCGCTTCCCATCCCGTTTCGGAGGAGGTATGCGGCTTGCTTGCAACTGCGTTCCCACGGGTCGGTGGCGGGTTCCTGGTTGCGGGCCTGAGCCTCACGGAGGTCTTCGCTCATTCTGTTGCCTCCAGTGCTTTGCGGATGGCGGCGGCGTCGAGGGTCCAGCCATGCTTGCCTGCCCAGTTCGCGAGGTCCCGTACGGCGTCAAGTCGGGCCTGCTGCTCCCGGACCAGACCAAACCCCGCGGCGG